AACTCCTATTTTTTAACTAAATGATTACCGTCTTCGTCAAGTATATTCATACGAGTGACAGTACAGAAAATCACCCCACCTACCAAACCTATGGCAAGTATGATGAACCCAAACAACGTTATTAACAGTTCTAACATAGTATATCTCCTTTATAATGATTTAATTTCTAACAAATGTATCTCGATATTATCAGGATGTAACCACCCTATAACATCATCTGTCACTGAAGTAGTTGAATCTATACTCCAATCGTCATCGTTATCTGAATGATATTTCAAGACAGCGATTTCATACATTCCTGCAGAACCACCATAACTCATTTCATTCTGAATAACAGAAGCTCCATAATTGTTAGGAAATCTATACTTAACTCTCCCTAACTCCCTTGATACAACATAACCGACTTTCTTTGACATAGTATATCTCCTTATTATTTATGATCGACGCTAAATGGTCTAGCATCTTTATCTACCACAGCTCCTTCATGGAACCGTGGTCTTCTTAGCTCACCACCTGAAGATAATGCAGTAGTTTTTAAATGCCACATTCTTCTTAGTTCACCCATAGTTATTATCTGAGCATGGTATGCTTTACCATCTTCGCCGTAAGATAATTCTACTAATTGAACATCATCTGTTAAGCTTGCAACTAACCAAACATTACCCCAATGATGAACAGTAAACATATGAGGATCTTCTGACCAAAATACATTAGCCACATCTTCCCATATGTCATCTTCCATTTTTACTTGAAACATCTTATTTCTCCTTATTTAGACCAATAGTTCGACCACTCCCTTATAGAGAAAGAAAAAGAGTAGGACTGATTGTATCCGTATCAACGATATTACCTTGGGCAAGTAATTAGATAATCACTAGTAGCCCAAAGCGATTACAAACAATCCCATTTACTGAGTTGTTCGGCTGTGAAGTCTCCATATTGCTGAAGATTCTTTACAGTATCAAGATAGTATTCTTCATCTTGATCTTCAAACCTTTGAATACTATTACATAGATCTTTGAGATCTGCTTGTCTTTCGACATCAGAACCCTTCATAAATCTTTGGATCAGTATTCGTCCAGGTCTAGAACCATGCAGTTCTTTATAGCAATCACTATAGAAACCTGCATCATCATTTATGAAATCTGTTAAGATCTTTGCTTGCTTGTTGATAGACATAATAGTCTCCTTTATTATTGAAAGATTACATTAATAAACTATGAATATATGATAGTGTATTAAGCTAATCTATAGGTAACTATAGGTAACTGTAGGTAAAGACTAGATGATCTATAGGTTGAACCACACGTGCACTCACTCGCTCACATATATAGGTACCATGTGGTAGCTACAAAGTAATTACACGCATTAGCTCAGCTCTTATCTCTTATAACGAAGCAACTGGTTTATTAAACCTATTGTAAGTTAGAGTATCAGAGTTATGATCGTACTCAACGGTACAGTTAAGGTGATCGTTAGTCCATAGATCTACGTTAGAGCTATCACCATTGATATAGTCATATGATTTATAGTTCCACTTAGTAGAAGAAGCTACATAAGCTACTATATTACTAATAGCCTGTGTAGATAGACGAGAGATATAAGACTTACGTGATGGATATGTTAAGTCATTTAGTTTCATGATCAGTCTTTGATCGTGGTTTAGTTTGAATTGTTTCATTTGAATCTCCTTTGATTGTTATTAAAGTACTACATCATTGTAGCATTAGAGCTCTTGCTCTAGCCCCAGTCCCAGCTCCTGCTCTTACAGGTTAGAGGGGGACTACGAAGCTCTTGCTCTGGCTCATACTATATATTTAACCCACAGAAACCAAACATATAAAATTTTAGAAAACGCAGAAGTATTTAAAAAGTGTACAGAGCTCTCAACAGAGCCCATTCGTATCGACAGGATTGCTACGTAAGAACATACAGGGAAAGCAGTGGCCTCGGGGTCATTACAGTTCTGTGTGCTTTTTAAATGTTTCTAAAAAAATTAAGGAGTATAGTTATGCCATTTAAGAAAGGTGAGCCGCAGCATCCGAATGCTATGAAGCAGCATTGGAAAGCTGGTGAGTCAGGTAATCCCAAGGGTAAACCTATTGGATCTAAGAATAAGTTAACATTAACTAAGGAAGCTTTTAGTAGAGGTGAAGGACTGAGTCCTGCAGATATGCTAGTGGAGATTGCAAGAAGGAATTTCGCGCAAGCTACAACAGCTGGTGACAGCTTAGCAATGAAAGCTATTATAGAAGCTAATAAATTTATAGAACCTACTGCTGATGCTGAAGTGATTAAGGAAAACGTTAAGGATGTATCAACAGAAGATCTGCAAGCTAGAGTATTTCAGCTTGTAAGTAACGAGAAGTAAAGGACACGTATGCAAGCAGATGATGAGTTGTTGCAAGCAGTTGAAGAGCTTGAAAAGAGAAAGCAATGGGATTTTTGGAAGGATAACCCAGATGCCTTTATAAATGAATGTCTTTATATCTACCCGAAAGATGCCGCACTAGGCAAAATTAAACTAGAAATTAACAAAGCACAGAAGTTAGTTGTAGATGAATTCATAAGGCAGATGGATAAGACGGGATATGTAAGGATGATTATCTCTAAGTACCGTCAGGCTGGATTTAGTACTATTAGCTCAGCGTTGATATTTCACCGTGCTTTGTTCTACAATTCAACAAGAGCCGTTATTATATCTTTAGATAAACCTACAACAGAAAGTATCTTTAGTATGTCTAAGACATTCTTTGAAGATCTGCCAGAAGATATCAAACCAGAATTAAGTGCATCAAATAAAAGAGAAATGAAGTTCTTAGATAATGGATCTATGTACCGCTGTTTCACAGCAGGTGCTGATAACCCAGGCAGGGGAACAACTAACACAGCTTTATTGTGTGACGAAACAGCATTCTTTCAGAGTGCAGAGAAAGTTATGGCTGGACTATTCCAGTCTATTTCACTTTCTCCTGGGTCTATTATTATTATCAACTCTACGTCCAACGGTGCGCAGGGTGTGTATTATGATCTATGGAATAAAGCAGAAAAAAATATAGGAAATTTTACATCTCTATTTGTACCATGGTATATCCAGGACGAATACAGAATTGCAGTACCAGATAACCTTGAATTAGATTCAGAAGAACAGAAGATTAAGGATGAGTGGAAGCTCGATGACGAACAGATATACTGGCGCCGAATTAAGATTGCAGAGACTTCAACTATTTTATTCAAACAGGAATATCCGTTCACCGCTCAGGAAAGCTTTATCCAGTCCGGTTCAAATGTATTTGATGTAGAAGTAATCAATCAGTATATGCCATCTGCTCCCGAGTCGATCAGGAGGTTTAACAGAGAGTATGCTAACTTTGATGAAGACATAGAAGGTGACTTACAAGTGTGGGAACCACCGAAAAGGGACAAAAAATATATCATCGGCGGGGATGTCGCCGGGGGTGTGGGCGGAGACTATTCCGCAGCGGTTGTTATGGATAGTGAAAGAAACGTCGTAGCACTGTATAGGAATAACAGGATTGATCCTGTGTTCTTTGGTCATGTACTATTCTATTTAGGTAGATGGTACAACAATTGTTTACTGGTCCCTGAGTCTAACTCTATTGGGCTTGCGACAATACAACAGTTACATTCTATGAATTATCCAAATCTATACCAACAAAGAAAGACAGCTAATGTAAAATACGGTGATGGTATAAATTCATACGGTTTTAAAACTACGGTAAGTACTAAGGTACCTATCATTTCTAATTTACAATCTATGATTAAGGATTATGATATAAATATCCCATCAAGTTTAATATTAGACGAACTAAGGAACTACATATTAGTAGGTGATAACAACAGGATGCAGGCAGCGACAGGTCATTATGATGATACTGTTATGGCACTAGCTATAACTTGTGAAGCTTATCGAACACATAGTAATTCTTTAACCAATCAAAGATTCTCCTTTGGGGAGTTAAATCAACATACATACACAGACGAAACTAATTGGCTGTAATGGAGAGAGAGAGTATGGAATTGAAAAAAGTAACAGATATCGAACTGATTAGTCAAATTGACTCTAAGGTTCGTAATAGTATTGGTGGCTTGACTGGAGCAGGTGATCTGTCTTCCAGAAGAGAAAACGCTACATACGAATTTAACATGACACCTTTAGGTGATTTAAAACCTCAAGGAGTTAGTAAGATAGTATCATCTGATACTACTGAGGTTATTGAAAGTTATACCGCTTTAACAACTAAGCTATTACTTGACAATAACAAACTCGCCAACTTTGTACCTAGAAGTACTAGGCCCCGTGATATTCACAATGCTAAAGTAGCTTCAGACCTAGTTAACTATTGTATATTCAATAAGAATGATGGTTGGAAAACAATTAATACTTGGGTTAAGTCTGCTTACTTATATGGTAACGGTACACTAAGCTGGTCTTGGGTCGAAGCTTCCGAATATGAAATGGAAGAGTATGACCAAATTTCTGAGACAGTATTAGACGAGTTACTTTCAGATCCACTAATAGAAATTGTAGGTGATCTAGAAGTTATAGAAAATTACGAAGAAGGACCGCAAGAACAAGTTTATCAAAATGTAAGATTAAGAAGGAAGATTGATAATTCTAAAGTGGTCATCGAAGCTATACCACCTGAAGCATTCTTAATTAATAAGTATGCTAAGAGTATTCAGGATGCTACGTTTGTAGCTAAGGTTGTAGAGCTTACTTATTCAGAGATAAGACAGATGTTCCCTGAGTTTCAAAAGAACCTATCAGAGCTTGGTGAGAATGCTGAGGTTGGTAGAGGAATGTCTTGGTCTCAAGAAATATCATCTAGAAAAGATAGTGTTGGTATAGATAATTGGTTAGCCAATGAAGCTATAGACTCTTCAGATGAAGCTAACACTACAGTAGAAGTAATAGAGTGTTGGATCAGAACAGATAGAGACGGTGATGGCATAGCTGAACTTAAGCATGTTATTAAAGCTGGTGATGATATACTTCAAGAAGACGATGTATCTTATATACCTGTTGCTGATTTAAACCCAGTAGAGATTCCTCATGAGTATCATGGTTTATCTTTAGCTGATATGGTTAGACCTCAGATGCAGGCAACTACAGCAATATTAAGAGGTTTTG